TTAAATTTATAATGTGTATATGCCCACATGGTCAGAACAAACACAACCAATACAATAGTTCCTAATTGGGCTTTAATTTTTTTCATGTTTAAATATTTTCCGACTATAGTCTAATAATTTTATGTGATAGTAATCATACATTTATTTTAGATAATAAAAAATCCTTTATTTATTACATTCCCCCAAATCAACCTTGGATACATAGCTATTTCCCCAACCCATTACACATGCCGTTCTTTGATTGCGTTCTTTTTCCCATTTGGTTACTGGGTACATTTTATTCCATGTATCGAACAGCTGCTTATCATGTTTTGATAATCTCATATTATATTGATCGTACATATACAAAGTGATACGAGCAACCATACCTCTAACATCTTCTTTAGGCATCATTTTTCTAGATTTAAAATTCACAACTGATTGGCATGATCCATATTGATATGGAGTTTCATTTAACATGCCATACATAAAATTTGCCCGATCACCATTAACTTCACCAACAACTGGCAAGAAATTATGAAGATCAGCTTCTGCATTATTAAATTCTACGGATACATTTCTACAATTATTGCGACCACCATTCTTCCAGCATTGATATTGCCTACCAACGATAGAAATAGGTAAGACATGTTCCCACTCTACTCTCCTAGCTCTAATTTCATCTTTTCGTATTTCATAGCCACAAGCTTCCACGTCAATTAATCCTGAGCCTTTAACCCCTCTCCATGTAATTGGGCAATCACAATATAAATCATTGGTTGTATCAAAATAAATACTCTGAACTGCTGCGGCTTTAGCTTCAATAAAGTTCTGTGGAGGAGCGATTCTTTCATCATTTGCAAAAACAGGTGAAGCAAACATACAACATGCACTTAATACCTTGATAATTTTCATTCTTATTGCCTACTTAATAATATTGGAAGGCATGATAACAAAAAAGAGCCATCATTTCTGATGGCCCTGTCTTTATACTTGTAGCTTTTCTAATTCAGCTCTGATTTCTAAAACGCGATTTTTCATCTCTGAAATATCATCACCCATAATTTGAGCAAAGACTATATCTTGCTTGAGTTGATTCAATTCTGCATTTAAAGAAGTGATTTTCTGCTGTTTTTCATATTCAGCTTTCTCTCCTTCCTTTTCTGCTGTCATTACCCATTCACCATCAATATACACATGCCAAATATCAGGGCGAGGAATTGTTGTAATTGTTGGTGGTAAAGATCCAAGCTCTTTAATTTCAATTTCAAAACCATCTTGAGTTGAGTAATATTTTTCACCACGATGATCTTCTACAACCTGCACATTACAAGAAATTAAAAATACGTTATTAATCGTAATCTCAAATTTACCTTTATTATATGTATAGCTAGTTCGATCACCAACTGTAATCAACGCCTCTTTATCTTTCAAAATAGGAAGATTCGCATCATGAATGATAGAGAATACAGGGTAGCTTGGTGTTACATTATCCAAGTAATCAAATTCCCTCAATGTATAAAGTAAAACTTCGTTTGTTTTTTCATCAATTGAATAATATTTCATTTTTCACCCTTTAAATCCTGCACCCTATTAGCATTGCAATATTTTTTACACGCTCTTCTGTTGATGTTCTTATACTTCTTGAGTTATCCAAGTGAGCACTGACATTATCACCAGCGCCTGTTCCCTGTTGGGCGGGAGTTGATCCGTAACTACTAACATATAATGCTCCCGATGAAGATACTGCAGCGGCTCTATATAAAGATGCCAAACTACCTTTTAGAAGCTGAGTGGCATCTTCTTGATATGAGTTGATCTCTCGACCTACATCAATACCTCTACCATCATCTAGACCTCTAATTGTCATAGATCTAAGATCTGCAATGGTAATAAATCCATTCTTAACAAGATTGGGGTATAGCTCTGCAATCCTCCAATATTTTTTAGCCGATAATAAGCCATCGTTTCTATATTTAATTAATGCTTCGCGCATTACAGTAGAAGGCAAATATATTGGAGATCCAATTTCAGGTAACATTAAAAACTTGCCAATTTCAATCCAGTGATACTGTGCATGAATATCTGCACTCTCCCATCCTGAAGGCCTATTTTTTGGGTCAGCAGGATCAATGCCTTTGCAGCCATTTTGTGCATAACACTCATAGTAAATACCGTTAACTTTTACAATATCACCGCTTTCATAATGCCTATTCTCGTCATAACCTTTTGTTATTGGAGAATTAGCAAAGTCTTCAATCTCATCGACTATGCTGTCATATATTTTTTGTGATTTTACAGCGCTTTCATTTGCTTCTATCGCGCTTTTATTAGCTTGATCTGCTATTTCTTTAAAAGAATTAAGTAACTGATCATCAATATCACCAGATTTTGAATATAACCATCTTTGAAAAGCATCACTACCATCTGAGTCCTTAAGATCAAACAACTGTCCAGCACGCATTGCAATTGTTATATTGCCTTTTGCCACTTCCACAAGATATTTACCCGGTTCTAGATCAATAGTGTATTCGCCATTTTCAACATCTGTCTGAACTGTTTTAATGACTGAGTTATTTTGTTTAAATACAATCGTCGCACCTTTAATTGGAACACCTGTTGGTGTTCCTGTTGAATCAACGGTATATAAAGTTCCTGTTTGAATCATTATATTTTTCCTTTAAATAATAATAACTGGNAATACAATCGTCGCACCTTTAATTGGAACACCTGTTGGTGTTCCTGTTGAATCAACGGTATATAAAGTTCCTGTTTGAATCATTATATTTTTCCTTTAAATAATAATAACTGGCAGTTTCCTTGGAATATATTTGAGTTTCTATAAGAGCCTGGCACTATCTCTCCAATACTTGTGCCACCTTGAATCTCAAAAACAACCGTCTCTCCTTTTAGGATATTTCTCTCATATGCCACAACCTTAGGAGGAATCATGTAATGGATTGATGTTGCATCTCGATAGAATGCATAAGAAGATGAAACAATACTTGATTCATTACCATTATGTCTCATAAGAGACCTATAAGATTCAATACGTGGAGATCCAACGGGCGCTGTGTAAAATCCTGTCATAATAGATAAATTATTGATAATTAATACTCTATCAAAATTTTCAGGCTGAATAACAACCCTTCCTTGCCCTTGCGCATTAATAGAAACAGGGATAACCCTTACGACATCACCTTTGATTTCAGATGCCTCAATGACGCCACCAAAGTAACCGTTATTGGCGTGTAGATTCCCTTGGGGTGAAACAGTAAAATTCCCATCACCAATACTTAAAGCACCGTTTGATGCAACTTTAAAAGAACCATTGCCAATATTTAACTGCCCACCAAAAATATTGGGTGCATTAATTGTGCTACCAGCTATTAGTGCTTCACCTTTTATTGTGCCTGTTGCAATTAAGTCACCATCAAGAGCGAGCTTGTTTTGCGACCATATAAATGGTGTAACAACTTCTCCATTCACTTCATTTGAAAGCACAAATGAATCAGCCATAATATTAAATATGCTTTGCTCTCCATTGGTACCAAATTTAAAGCCTGTGATTTTGCCATTGGCATTGGCAGTCAATGAATAAGTTGCTTCTACTTTTCCATCAACATCTGCTGCAACTTTTGCAATCTCTGCGATTGATGCTTTATTATCGCCAGCCTCAACACTTATTGTTGAAATCATAGATGCATTGGCATGATTCGAAGATGTTTCAGCAAGATTAATAATCTGTATTTGAGCAGTATTATCATCTGTTTTTGCATTCACCAATGTTGTTTGAGCAGTTTGTGCGTGATTAGCACTGACTTGCGTTAACGCCAATACTTGAAGCTCAGATTCGCTATCAGCAATGCGTTTATTGATTGCTAAAACAACATCTGATTCTTTGATAATACTATCAACTTTATCTTTGAATTCTTGATCATTTAGCACATCCTTAATAATCCCATTGACAACATCATCACCCAGTTCTGTCTCTGTGATTTTGCCTTTCAAATACCCTAAAATATCATCTGAATCCTGTGATGATTGGGCTTTGATTGCGCGCGTGAATTCACCTTGATTGCCATTAATATCAACCAATCTAAACCAAAAATAATAAGCTTCCCCAATACTCAAGCCATTCAAAGTATATGTGTTTTGTGGGTATGGCATCTTTGCAAGCTGTATTGCTATTTCACGATTATCTTCTTTTGCATACCAAATTTCTGTATGTGCATCAGCCGTTAATATTTCTGGCACTTCCCAGTTCAAACGAATACCAAAAACAATGGGCGTAAATCTCATGCCACTAATTTCATATGTTGTGCTGAAGGCAATAACAAGCTCAGCACTATATTGACCAGCTTCATTCACCGCTCTAATTTTTGCAGTGTAATTGCCTTGAGGAAGGTTTTCTAATTTAACAAAGGTCTCTTCTGTCTCGAATTTCTGATAAAAATCACTACCCTTATATAAGTTAACAATATATTTATTTTTTGATCCTGCAGTTTCTAAGCTATCCCATCTTAAAATAATGAATTTACCTTCAGTTGTAACTAATCCATTACTCAAATGTGGTAATGAATTTAAAATTGAATGATTGCCCTCAATATACTCTGCGCCTTTATCAACAATCGCTTCTTTTTGTGGATTATGTTTGATCGCAGTTACAGTGTATTTATTGATTTCGCTATCTTCTTCAATGTGAATACAACGGAATAAACGTGGTTCTAGATTATTCAAAGTCGCAACAAACTGTACATAATCAACAGCATTCACAATGCTATCCAATTGATATGTTTTAGCATCAATAGTTTTAATCACTTGAAATGTTTTAACTGAGCCATCGATGTTAATCATAAACTCTTTAACATTCTTCAATTCACGATCTACAGTGATTGTATTGCCATCAACTGAATCAATGCGGCCGCCAATCTGTGCGCCTGCATAATTATTATCTGCAAGCTTAACAATGTCATGCTGCTCATGGCGAATACCTGCAGCACCTAAAACGAAAGTAGATGTCTCATTCTCTGTAAGGCTTGTAATTAAAAATCTTAATGCGCATCTTCTAGCTTGAGAACTTGTTGTACAGCCAAATGCAGTAATTGATATTGATCGCAAACCATACATTGCAATATTTGCTTCATCAGATACCTCGTCAATCTTTGTGCGATATCCATCATTTTCATCAATATATTCATACTTAACGTGGTTGTATAATTCCGTTGCTGGCACATATGAGTAATTAAACTCACCATTTTCTACAGATGAGTTGTTGTATACTGCAACTGGATCACTTTTTTGATCATACTGCACAGTGAATTGATTATTTGCATCTGAATATGTGCCAAAAAATATAGAGCAGATATTATCTAATACTGTTGATGCATCACCACCAAATAGCACCATATTACAAACGAAGCGTGGCTCTTTACCGCCTGCACCATCATCCACTAACCCATCACAATATTTGGATAATTCATACAACCTATCAATATCAATTCGATAATCAGAGAATTTTTCCCCTAAGCATTCATCTGCTGTGAGAACATCATATAAAACCCATGCAGGATTATTTGTGTAAGCAGGTTTAAATAAACGATCCCAAAGCCCTGTATATGTTCTATTGATTGGATCATAATTAGATGGCACCTGAACAACACAACCTTTTACACCATAGTTTCGCGTTGGATTATTACTACCAAATTGCTGTGAATCTATTTGTAGCATTGCAACAGCAGAGCCAGGCATTCTAAATTTGGCATCCACTGATTCAACATAACTAAAAAAATATGTTTTATTTTTTAGCATGTCATCCATAGAATCTTCTGTCACACGAACACAGCGAATATCGAAAGGGGCCTGAGGAACATTTTGGAAAACTAAATCCATGTAAAATGGCTTATTTCCTTTCTCGAACATTCCCATCGGCTGAGATGCAAACTCTTTGCCATCTTTAATGATTTGAACATGCATACCGACAGCGGCTGGCCATTGATCGCCTGTTTGTGTTGTAAACATCAAAGCATCGACACCCACTGTTACTCTAACGCTTGTGACTTGCTGATTTGTCACAGTCCGAGTTATCGGTGTGTTTTTCTTAACTTCAACACCAACGCTGATAGAATTATCAACCGATGTAGAGCTTGGCAAATAGTCTTGCTCTAATGTGCCGCGGTTAAACTCAAACTGCACTCCCGCATGATTCATAGAACCATCATCATTCTGCACAGGCGTATCATTTAAGTAAACAGATTTTAAAGGATAATCATTGCCATGAATAAAACCTGAAATTTCACCACTGCTGATTAAATCTAAAACTTTAAGCTTTTGTGCTGAATTTAAAGTATTTGGCGCAATTTGTGGTGACCTTGCACCACCACCTGATTTCCCACCCATGTTAACTCCAATTTGCTTGAATATTTACGGCTGCATTTCTAACAGAATCACAATTTCTATCAATGTTGTATGTTTTGCCATTGGGATCTGTTGATGCAATTAAATCAACACTGTGTCGAATATAATTAGCTGATTGAACATCTTTAATATCTGTACCCCAAGCATCTATTCGACGACTAGATAAACCTTGTGAGATCACATAACCTGCAACTAGCATTTCCCCATACACTCGAAGTATTTGTTTTCCTTGCCCAACCATGTTGGACAAATTAGAAAATGAGGAGGATTTGGAATCTTCAACGCCTTGATGGTCCTGATTGAATTTTGGTTGTTTAGTGAGTAGTGCTGCCGCGCCTGATAACATCAAACCAATACCCATTTGCAAAAGCACTGCGCCAACTGCCGCAGAAACAAATGATGCTGTACTCAATGCAGCTAAAGCTGCACCTGCAACCAAAGCGAATGGGCCTGCGCCATGAATCACGGGAATAACACGGACAACAATATCCTTTTCAACATCAATGCCATCAATATATTCATCTTGGCCAACATCACGACGACCAACTTTTAAATTATATTTTTTGTATTTCATGTGACGCTTTAAATTGGGAATCTGAATACAAAGAGAGCGCATAGTTTCATTAACTGTGCGCCCATAAATTTCTATCTCTTTGCCGCAATACCTGCGTAATGCACCATAAAATTTAAATGTTATTTTCTTCATAATCACTCGCCTTTAAATCATAGTTAATTGCTTCAATCATTCTTGGTTGCCATTTCTTATGTCGCCAGATTGAATGAGTACGTTTTTTCATGACTGAGCCATAGGCAACTACTCGAGAATATTGCCCTGCAACGTGGTGCAGAATTCTTCCATCATCGAGGACCAGTGCTAAATGATTTGGATTGCCACCCATAGATGTTGCAATTACATCACCTGGTTGAGCACTGGATACTTTGGAAAAACCAAGCTTTGGCAATCGATCAATGATTACACTGTTAGCTTCATCGGCTTCCATTGTTTTACGCTTATAGTGACGAAGATTAATACCACAAACTGCATAAGCATCTTCGATCAATGTGCCACAGTCGTATTTGCCATATTCAAATTCACGACCACGCAATAGATCAACACATTTGTATTGATGAATTTTGCCGTTAGCCACAATCCACCATGGCAAACCTGTTTCAATTTGTGCAATACGATCAAAGCTCGATAGATATGGATAATCACCAATGTGATTATGAACAATTGCTTCAATTCGCTCGAAATTGTAGTTATCTAGTTTGAATTCAAAGTTATTCACTTTATCTTTGGCAATATTTTTCAAAGGAATGAATTCACCGCCAATGACAATGCCGCCTTTTTCTTCTTCACCTTGACAATACTCTAAAATCTCTTTCATTAGTTTCCACTCACTTTATCTGCCATTGGGAATCCACCAAAAGGCAACTGACCATTGATGCCAAATCTAGCTTGNNAATCTCTTTCATTAGTTTCCACTCACTTTATCTGCCATTGGGAATCCACCAAAAGGCAACTGACCATTGATGCCAAATCTAGCTTGGCAACCGCCCAATCGCTTACTGCATTTATCTTTATCTCGTTCATGTGCCTGAATTGCATTGTCGTTTTCATCAGCAATTGCCCAGCCATCATAGCCACACATTTCACCGCGGTATCTAAATGGGCAAACAGTTGCATATATCGTACGATTAGGAATCACCGCACCATCTGACTCACTCGGAATAGCTAATGTGAATGATGCAAATGTCTTGCTGTGTTGAGTTGAATTAATGATATAGCTTTGATCTAAGTATTCGTCAGGATTTGCATGATCATTACCATCAATGAAATTGACTGCATCTAGGAACTGCTCAGGCACACGATAGCGAGTAACTTTTGCGCCAATTAAGCCGCGATATTGATTTAAAATCCCTGTAATATAACCCGCACCATTACCAATGGTTAAAGTTGGTCGATTACTTGGACCATCGCTTTTGATCTCAACGCCTTCAATTTGAATTGGGATTGCTAAGTACTTCTGACCACGCCAAACTACAGGTTCATTCTTTTCATTCATCTCATTACAGAAATAGAAATGATTTGAGCCGCCAAGATCATTGATCTTGCTAATATCCAAGTCATACAAATCAATCCAAGCAGATTGCTCGACTTTATCTAAGCTAGCTTTAACTGAATTGCTTATCATCGAACCACCTCAATAAATGACACTGATAACTCAGATAGCCCTGCACCTTTTGGCACTACTTTGTGCGGACCATCTTTACGAACTAAAAACAACTCCCCATCAAAATCAAATTGAAATGGCGAAATTCTATTGCGCAATAAAAAAGCGGTCATCTCTTTGATTTCCGCTTTCTTTGCTATGAATTTTAAATCTGGGAATTTTTCAACTGTTTTCCTCAATCCCTTATCTTGCCGTTGCTCGACACCATCACCAAGGCTAATAATATCTATCAAATCCTCAGTTTCTTTGGATGCACCGAGAAGTGGGCACCACTTAAATGTTTCGATCATTTATTATCCTTTTTATTAAAAAATTAATTAAATGTAAAATAATCACTTAAATTTACATTAATATACAAAAAAACTAATATGATAGCTTCTATTATTTAAAATAGTGAATATTGAAATGAATAAAAATAAAGGTTTTACATTAATAGAGCTAATGATTACTGTTGCAATCATAGGGATTTTATCCTTAATAGCGATGCCATTTTATAGAGACTATGTCATTAGGGTTAGAGTAACAGAAGCTTTATACGAGGCTTCTAGTATTCAAAAAAAATTTCTTGAGATATTTTTTACAGAGGGTCAAGGTTCGCCTGCTATGAATGAAATGCTATACCCTGGCGGTCTACTTGCAACAATTCAAATTGATGGGAAATCTGCAAAATCAGCAAGGCTAACAAACATTGTTAATATTGGATCAGGCACAGGATGGAATTATACCGCTTTTGGCATGGAGATAATGTTGCAAGATGACATCTTACCTTCTGGTTATAATTCATATAATAATACAATTACTCTTATGAATTACGTTAGCGGGTATTCTTACGTTGATCTCTCTGGAACGCTTCACACAATCAAAGGGTTTGGCGCTACCGAAACTGGAGATATAAGTCTTAGAACATTTTGCGGTCAATCTGGCGCCCCTACAGACTTGGCCAATCTAAAAAGAAAATCCCTGCCTAGAAAATGGCTGCCACAAGGTTGCAGGGATGGGTCTGTTTATTTATGGCCAACCCCTGTAGTTATACAAGATGGTGCAATAAACTTTTAACTTATTTAATCTATATAATAATATAGGTCACAATAAAATTGCATTTACTCGGTTATTTTAGGCAATAAAAACTGCACTTAAATGGTTGTTTAGATGATAAAAAGCCCGATTAAGGGCTTTTTATTAACGTCTAGCTAACTGCCCACCCGATCTTAATTGATTAGCAATTTCTTTTTTCACATTTACCTTAACAAGATTCTCCAAAGTCTTACCATCTCTAGTCACATCGATCTCTTGCGACCCATCTTCATGCTGAGTGATGTTAATAATGATATCACCCGAAGATTGCTGAGCCTGCTGATACTGCATTGGAGCAGATGTAGGCATACCGCCAACTAATCCGCCGTTTGAATAGCCTCTTGGAGCAGAAAGCATCGGCAATGGTTGCCCACTTTTCGCTGCATTGTGAAGGCTGTTTAAGAATCCAACACCTAAATTTCCTGTAGCTTCTTTATTGAAAACAAATTCATCTTTATGAACAATACCCGCTTCTTGGTACTTACCACCTGCACCAGTGTAACCACCATTAGAAAACCCAAGTGCAGCACCAAGTGAAGTGCCACTCAAGCCTGTTTTTACAGCATTAACAAGCGCCGCCTTAATTAGGATTTTTGATAAATCTTGAAGTATTGATGTTGTCATATCTCTGAAGCTTGTCTGTGTTCCACTTGCAAAACTTGCGAATGAATCGGTCATGCTATCAAAAGCAAACTTACTAGCTTCTGCCCATTGATCACGAACCTTTCCTGCTTCTTCGATAGACTTTCTAACACCATCACCAATACCACCTAAGGCATCATTTTCTTTAATCGCCTTCAATGCTTCAACTGCTGCTTTCTGCTGTAAAATCCCTGTTGTTTCCTCTTGTAGTTTTGCGATATTTTCAGCGCTCATGCCAATGCTAAGCTCTTTCGCTCGTTTTTCTAGCTCGTACGCAAATGTTAATTGTTTAATAGCGTCTTGAGTTTTGCCAATCAACTCAATTTCAAACCTCATATCATCGAAGTCTTTGCTGTAGTCATTGCTAAGCATTAAAATCTCATTGAGTTGCTTTTGGCTATCTAGCGATTGAGCTTGAAGCATCAAAACTGCCTTTTGGGCATGTGATATTCTATACAAAGCGCTAGACTGATTCGCAAACTCTAATGTCAGTTCTTTTGCTGCATTGTATTTACTGATATCACCATATTTTGCATATTCAAGGTTAAGAGCCTGCAAACTACTCAATTCTTGAGAAAGTGATTTTAGTCTATCTGTGAATGGATCTGATCTGCCTCCGCTTGATGATTTTTTTACCTCTTTATCTGAGGCTTTCTTGTCGTTGATACCTTCTAGCACCGTTTTGAACTTAACAAAATCTTGGATTGTTGGTTCTAGATCCAAGAAATCAGCAAGACGCTTTTCAGAAACAGTCAAGAATAAATTCTTGTACTCCCTATCAATGCTTGCAAGCGCATCAACTACGTCTTTAGATGTATTTACAAAACCATCAGTTCCTGAGTTGTTCAATACGTTTTGAAATTCTCTTGCGCTTTGAGTTGTTTTGTTGATCAATTGGTTGGTTTCTATGAGTTCATTTCGCTTTACTTTTAGATCACGAGAAATGCGTGCAACCTCGTCTTCATCAACTTTAAATATACCCAAAAATCCACCTGATCTCTCTGAAGTTCTAGCTCTCTCTAAGTCTAGAATCTCCTGCTGAATTTCTCTTGCTTTTTTTCTTAATTCTCTTGCATCGATATCAAGCTGCGCAATTTTAATCTCTTTTTGGCGATTATTAAGCTCACCAAATTTTTTACTTAATTCTGTAAGGTCACTGCTTAATTCTGATACCGATTTTCTAAGGTTAGATGTTTCACTTGCGGAATCCCTGCTCATTAATGCATAAGCGCTAAGCCCAATAACGGTAGATGATAATAACCCAGCTGGACCACCAATAAGACTTAAAGCCCCGCCCAAACCTCTTGATGCTAATGAAACACTTGCGGAAGATGCTGCCGCTAGCCTTGCTGTCGCTGAATAATTTGTTAAACCTAGAGATGCTTTTGCTGAAGCATATTCATTTTTTAAAAATGCTCCCGTGTTTACAATCAATGATGTCGTTAGTTTCCCAGCCATTGTAACGCCTAACAATCCAGCAGGGATAAGTACCACATTTAAATTATTAGCAAGAAAGCCCACTGTATCGCTTAGCCCTTTTATTATCCCCGTGCCATTGAGTAATTCATCCGCTAGCGACATAGATTCATTTCTAAGCGTTACCAATGATTGCTCAAATGTTACTGGCAAGTCTTTTGTCATTTCTTTTAAGCCTTCACCTGCTTTACTCATGGCATTAAAGATAATATCGCCTGTAATCTTGCCTTCCGAGCCTAGCTTTTTCAGCTCAGAACGTGCAACACCCATATATTGAGAAATATAATCCAATAAAATAGGCGCCGCTTCGGAAATAGAACGAAATTCATCGCCTTGTAATCGTCCTGAACCTAAAGCTTGTGACAATTGAAGTAAGGCGCTTGCTTGCTCTGTTGCATTAACACCACCAATACGCATCGCATTGTTGATAGATTCAGTGAAATCTAATATTTCTTTTTGAGTTTTACCATAAGCAGACATTGCTCGTGCTGTACGGGTATAAAGTTTCGTTGTTGATTCTAAACTTGCAAATGTACTATTTGAGATGCTGATTAATTCAGACTGAACCTCTTTTGCTTCTTGTTGGCTATTCGTTACAAGTTTAATTTGGTTGTTTAATATCGTCATTGAATCAGCCATACCGATGATCTTGTTGGCTGTTTGGGCTGATAAATACCCAGTAATAGCAACTTTTAACCCATCAAATGAGCCAATTAATGACCCATTAATTTGATTTAATCTATTAGCCTCTTCAGTTGCACTTTTCATGCCGTCTTTTGTACGTGACAATGAACGCACAATTTCGCCATTAGCATTGGTTAGATGATAAGCGCCCTGTGTGACTGTCAAATATGAGTTTGCTAATTCTTTTTGGCTCATTCCTGCCGTATAAGCGGAACGCTTCATGCTTTCTAAGCGTTTGAAATAATCACCCACCCCCATGCCTGCTTGTTGCGCTGTATCGCTGATGCGCTTTAACGAGGCAATAACATTGCCATTGGCATCAACAAGAGTATTTGCAGTTTGTGATACACGCAAATTTGAACTCGCAAGAACATCTTGGCTTGCTCCTGCTGCTTTTGCAACTGACTGCAATCCTTTTAACGTTTTATTATAAGAATCAAATGTCATTCCAAGCTTTTGCGCTTTCTTCTCAGCATTTTCAGCTGTATTAGCAAGCTTTTCTAGCTCGTTATCAGCCTGTGCAATGCCTTTGGCTCTAACATTAATATACATTCCAATTTCTTCTGACATTACTTTTCCTTTTGGCGTAAAAAAACCGCAATTAAGCGGTTGTGTTTAAGAGGTAAAAATATCCAATGAAGAATTTAAGCGCTCAGCTAAAGTTTAAAACCCGATCAGCTGCTCAGTTTTTTTGATAGTGTCTTCAAGTGAATGCTTTTTCCTATATTCTTCTATTTTCTTGGATATATAAACGATACTCAGTGTATTACTATTCAGGCTTTCATCTATAACGATATGATCCAAGACAGGGCTATCAATATTACCAAATAAGTAAACATTAGGGCTTATCTCCTGATATTCCCCCCATCTATCATTGATTGCGTTTAATAGCACCAATCTATCCTTCGACAATTGAGTGTAGTCTGGATAAGAACGAGAAAATTGAATTTTCTCGATATTTCCAAATAATAACGTTGTCACCACTACCTGAAAAAAAGAATTGCTAGGAAGATTGTTATTTGACAGCACTCTTATATTTTCATCCGAAGAGCCTTTGTCATAAGGCATCTTTGCAGGGTTCAAATAACACCCAATCTTATAACCCCCAACCTCTTCATGCGGTTGATCGCAAGCAAATGAAACAGACAATGCCAATATAATCCCAAGTAAAAATCTCATAAGTCACCTTTATTATTTGAATGAGAACATAATACAATGGCGACGACAAAAACCCAACTTAATGGGCTTTTGAATAGGTTTAATGAAATTTATCTTTGCTGTCTAATATTCCGCAGTGAATCTTCCAGTTGCTTATTATCACCACTCAGTAGATTTCCCACTGATTCCAATATGATGATAATTTGCTTCAAATCCTTTGGATTCGTTTTGCGAACTAGCGAGCTAAAAAGTTTTTGTGCGTAGGCTTTATCGTCCATGACACCACCCAAAATCCAATTCAAAGTTATTGGTCATCATGGTTTTAGCNCACCACTCAGTAGATTTCCCACTGATTCCAATATGATGATAATTTGCTTCAAATCCTTTGGATTCGTTTTGCGAACTAGCGAGCTAAAAAGTTTTTGTGCGTAGGCTTTATCGTCCATGACACCACCCAAAATCCAATTCAAAGTTATTGGTCATCATGGTTTTAGCAACAGCAGAAGCTTCTTTGTAAATACTTGAATCAAACATCAAATACAATTGGGATTCTGCTAATCCATCATGCACCGCACCATCTGCTCGGCTAATCTCACCAATTGCCATGGCAACTCTACTGATTCGATCTCGAATATCAGTCAATTCATTTTGGAGCTTTCCATAAGCACGATCAATTTCAAAGTATCTTAATAAGCCATGCTTCATTAATGCCACTGCAAATACAATTTGCTCTCGTGTTGCCCTAGAGAAAAATTGCTCCTCTACAACTTCACCACAAATATATTCAATCACTGCATCAAAGTCTTTTGCAGGAATATCGCTATAACTGCCATCTATGCCAAAGTCCTTTTTAAGTGCAGGGTAAAACTTCTGCCAATTTACATTGTTCTTTTTGCAATATTCTTCAACTGCCTTTCTAATCGTATTTGCTTGATCAACTGTTACTTTTCGAGTTTGGCATTCTTGGTTGCACATGTCTTGAGTAAGATTTAAACACTGTCTTTCACACTCAATAAAATATCTTCTAGCTTCACGACCTTTTTCAGTTCGTTCAACCATAGATAATTCTTTTGCCATATCGAGTGTTAAATGATATTCCTTTGAGCTTCTACCGCCTTGAGGTTTAGCTCTTTTTTGAGCGAAACTCATAAAATCAACGCTTTCAGAGAATTTATACTCTTCAATTCGTCTTGTGATCCAATCTTTGAACTGAGTGCCAACTTCTAAGAATTGATGTAACGTACGAGCATCAACTAAATTAGTTTTTTGATTATTAATTTCGCCTGTGAATACTTCGATTAAATTATTTTTCATACTACTTACTCCTAACTTTATATAAAACCCATAAGGGCGTCGGGAGGCTCAAAAGTAGTACTAAGTCTACTGGACGTATTTCCACAAGGGTGTTGTATTAGTCACCCTCCCGACATAAAGGAGTATTCTGTAGCTGAATTTTGCGCACACAAACAACAAAACGCAGGCATAAAAAAACCACATCTGACGGGGTAGCGGCTGTCCGCTTAGTATAAAGGTTTTGAGACCTCAGCTCATTTGAGCTAAGTAAATAATAGCTGAAAATTGAAAAGTGTCAAATCTATAATTTTCAATTATTACAAAAACAATAACCCAATTGTCTGGATTTTTTAAAAAAAGCATATATCATTCAAACAATATTTTTACTAGTGAAGAGAATAGCAATGACAAAAAAAACAACTATAGATTTTTCAGATAAAACTTGTGGCTATGTAATGCCGATATCTGACACCCCAGGATACAAAGCTGGGCACTGGGAAGATGTCAAAAATTTGTTAAATGAAATCACAGAAGATCTAGGATTTAAAGAAACTCGCATCGTTAGCTCAGGGCTCGTTTCTACAACAATTCATAAAAAAATTGTTAATAATTTGTTTAATGACGACATCATTGTATGTGATGTAAGCTCACAAAACCCAAATGTAATGCTTGAACTCGGCATGAGAATCGCATTTGATAAGCCTGTAGTTATAATCATTGATGATGAAACAAAGTTTTGTTTTGATTCAGGTGTTATAGAGCATTTAGTATATCCTAAAGATCTACGCTATTCATCGATTGAAGGGTTTAAAGTACAATTAAAAGCTAAAATTAAACACACATTGGATGCATATTTAACTAACCCTAAAATAAGCCCTATTTTACAAAGCTTTGGGTCATTTGATGTAAGCAATGTCAATCTTCCCAAAATGAGCCCAGAAGATGAGTTCCGCACAGAAATATCAGACATGCGTAAGATGCTAACTCAAATTGCCAGATCAACATCTTCACAATCATCTGAAATGAAAAATAATTTTAACAATCAAAAGAAAAAGCTGTATGGGATATCACGAAATAAATTTTATGAAACAACTCCTTCTGACATTAATTCATTACTACGCATTTTCAATGCGGAATACTATGATGAGAATAAGGATGACATTATTATAGTCGCCACCCATTCTGAATTAGATGAAATTAATAAATTTCTTGACATGAGAATGTCTAATATTAACAACAATGAATAAAATATTTACGCTTTCTCTAATCGAAAACTGTATTTAACAATAGCTTTCAATTAGAGAAACATGTTTTAGCACCTCATTTCTATTGATTCTTTCATACTGGGCATTCCAAGCTAGACCTATATTTGTGCAAATAGGCTTCATAGCAACATAAGGCTTGCCATCATGGTTTAAAACTTGGATTTCTTGGTTGTGAAATGTTACTGATTGAATGTTCATGCTGTTTACTCCTTTTCATTTAAAAACCCATATAGGGTGATCGGGAGGTTCGAAAACAGCCAACAGAACTGCCGGACGTATTTCCCTCGAAAGGGTATTGTATTAGTCGCCCACCCGACCAAAAAGAAGTAATTTTTTAGCTCATACACAAATAACAAACACGAAGAAATTATGAGCGCAAAAAAACCGCATCTGACGGGTAGCGGATATCCGCTGTTGGTATTAAAAGGTTTCGACGCCTCTAGCTCATTTGAGCTAAGTAAATGATAGCTGAAATTTAAAATGTGTCAATACTAATCGTTTAATACAAATGTGTCATTCTTATGAACCTTTATAATGTTATACACTTTTGGAACCCCGTTTAAATACTGAACATCAACATCAACAATAAAGCCAAGCTCCTGCCAAGGAACATCGAATTCTTTACCAGCATTATACATATAAACTTTATCTTCTTCATTGGCAAAAATGATCTTTAATGGCTTATTAGATATGCTTTCTATAATCCCCATATCCCCAGTTTTAGTATTTGGAACATGCCTTGTTTGATACCATACCATTAATCTATTGGTAGCTTTATGATCCATCTTATTTTCAATCAATGCTATTTCTTTTTTAGCCTTCGTTTGGATCTTTTTAGCCTGAGGGCTATCATAAAAAACTGGGCGAAAATCACCCGATATATTGCATCCAATAAGATTTAATTGAATTTTTGAAGACTCATCATTAGCCACAGGAGATAATGTTTTACAAATATTTTGTAGATCCTTTTTAGTAATATCTATATCAGGTTTTTTCCCCTTTCCAGATAGCCATTCCATTGTTTTGACAAGCTGATTAATCCACATTTCAAGAGGACTTGTTGCTGCAATCAAAGAAACATATGGTAATGATTGAGCCACTAGCTCAAAGACCATTGACCCTTTTTTTATCTCAGATACATATAATGAGCTCTCAGCTAACCCCTTAGCATCATTTTCAATATAACTATAATACTGATCAGCAATTCCAGTTAATGAATCTGTCAACTCAGTTAATTTCACTGGCTTAGAATTACTTATAGTAATCCTTAAAGTATTATTCATATCAATATATTCAATAGATTTTTTCATTATATAATCTCATTTCAATTAATTTTTTTAATTATTATCTCTATTTATTCAAACAATAGCAATATAAAGGCTATTAGTCTTATTTTTGATTAAATGCATGCCTTAGTCATATCACTTTGTTCAATAGTGTCAAGGAGCTATAACTATGAAATTTTGGAATTGTACTGACGATTTCCCCATCACGAAAATGGTGATGAGCAATAGAAGGAAATAGCTTCTGTGGAACAGGATACAATGCTTTAGGGTTGTGAAACATTGATAGACCTTGGGCCCAAGTCTCATCACATTCCTCATTCACCTTATACGAAAAAGGTATAGGTGTTGAAGCATTGGGGCTGTGATCATAACGGGTTCCTTTTCGAGATACTGATATAGAAGGGTCACCAAACCCTGCCTGCTTACCCATTCTAATAAACTTAGATATTGTGCCTTCTGTGGAAAATAAAATAGCACTAACATATTCTGATTCTGGTAGAAAAAAGTACCCTGAAGAGATAACCTTTTCTCCAAGTCTGTGTTCTTCAATAGGAGAGGCCTTTATAATTAAATCTCCACTCTCATTATGATGGGCATTAAAGCGAGAGCCATATAAATATTCAATTAAAGCAGAGCTACTCCAAAGCATCGACATATCATCATGAAAATCTGCTAATGCCATAACTAAAGGTAATCCTTTTACATGATCTAATTTCCAATATTTTTTCTTAGATTTTGTGTATAGAACACTGCCAAATCTTATTGGCATTTCATTTTTAATTTTTTCTTTTATATCTAATGAAGGTGACTTGTACCCCTGACTACTTATCACCTCATCTTTTTTACCTACAATAGCGGCCTCAATAGCAATAGATTTCCTGTGCTTTTGAACAATAAAATCTGGGGCATTATGCTCACGATTAAATAAAAATTCTTCTTCTGTTAAATATGAATTTAGATACAGCTCCCAAAGGCGAGCATCAAATCCAGTTGTTTGAAATTGCTCAATATAATTACCATCAATATCTACAAAATGAGGCATAATTTCCTCAATAATCCCTTTTGCTGAAGAATATTCCTTACTTTCATTTAACAATTTAAAAAATGGATGAAATTTATTTTCTGCAACTACTGGCAAAAATAAATTGATAATTTTCTTATTATCATTATGTTTTTCAGAACCTTCTTTATCCACAGGAATATGTTGATCGATGTACTGTTTAGCCCATGCATAAGCATCATCCGCCTTTTTAAATCCAGTGCGTACTTCAAATGCACAGTAGCGCCTAATTTCATCACGTTTTAGCAAAATTGATACAAAACTACTATCTTCAATATCTACAACAATAGTACCTATAATAGATTCATCTCCATTACTGAACCACATAACTTCTCTACCCATACCACAAGCTCCTGGCTGACGAGATGCCCATACTAGTGCTCTAAATCTTTTAATATCTAATTTTTTTATAGTGGCCATATATTTTCTCATACCCTCAATAAAACATTAAATTTGTGATGCGCAATTTTATCTTCAATACACTACTTATATGCAAACAAAATACATAAATCATGCCGAAAAAGATATATTAAAGACCTATAGGAGATGATTAATTCTATTAAAGTACCATAAATTAAATGGCTTTTATGTTATGAGTAACTACTTCTTTGATTCTTTATCCCATTCACGTATAATTCTCTTACCCACAATCAAGACTTTTGCCTTGAAAAATAATAACCAAAAATAAAGCTCAGCAAAGTACTAGAAAACGTTAATATTTGAGGTAAATGCTGGCTATGGCCTATTAGAGTTACAAAAACTAAAATTATCAACCCCATAACAACTGTTAAACCAAGAATACTGCCCATCCTTTTGTTAATACGTTCCGTCTTTGGCTCAGCTAATCCAATTCCACCACAAATACTGCAAGGAATACCAGATACACCTGGTTTTACTTTAAGGTCATTCATTTTTATGCATGCAATACACGATTGCCCATTCTCTCCATTTGCACATACGCCTGTTTGTCCACAATGAGCACATGGGTATAAATTAGCTTGTAAATTTTCCATTTTGATTTTGCTATCCTGAATTATATACATTTAAATATTTTCTAGAAGTGTACAGGATAGCAAGCAAAATAAAAGCCCTTGCTATCGGGCTTTAGTGAATCTTCTTTTTGTCCAACTGATCTATCCAATCTGGTTGAATTTTACTTTCAAGAAACTTTTGTTCCTCTTCTATTTTAGGCTTTAAATGCTTCCATTCATTTAATCCATAACCACACTGAGAAGCATTTTTTTCTGCTTTATCTTTAAATAGCATCAGATCTTGATATTTAGCAAAATAGCCAAGCTGATTCGCCATATCATTAAAAGCTTTGATGTAAGCTAACTTAATTTCCATAGCCTTTTTCGTTCTGTAAGCCATAACCAATAAGGTTAAAGCATCCCTGCATAGATTATATTTAGGTCTTTCTTTTCCTTGAAAATCAATATAGTTAGCCAAGTCTAATTGGACTTCGCTAGTAATCCCATCAAGGTCATCTATTAAATTTCTAATATCTTTCAAAACTCTAGCGTGAGATTTTTCAAATACTCTAGCCACAATCAAACTATCTGTGTAAATTTCGTTTTGATCTACAAATACTAAATCTTGTGTTAAAATTAATTCATTCATTGCAATTCTCCTAATAATGGTTGTAATGAAAAGCCCTGCGATTACAGGGCTATTTTTTTGGATAATAAAAAACCGCATTTAAGCGGCATCATCATTCTTTCTCTTTTTCGTTCATAATCTGTAAAAACAGACTATCTAGCATCAATAAAATCTCTAATTCCAAGTTGATATAGTCGATTGATTTCAAATCAAAATAAGCTTTGATCTCTTGATATATCAGCGATCCATATGCAAACGACATGCCAATGTAATTCCTGCGAGTTTTATCTAAATCAGTAAACCATTTAAATATATGCTCAAACTCACTAGGAATTGATGGCAGGTCTTTTAGCTCATCTGAGATAAACCCTGTTGCCTTGTGTAGAGATAAGTGCTTCTGATATTCAGTTTGCCCGCTTTTATTTGCTTTATAGAAAAAACGGACAAACTTAGAGAAATCCTCTTCGAGCACATTTAATCTTTGAGCAAAAAAAACTTATCATCTCTAGATTTATCGATAATTTGCGTGCGTAGCCAGTCAAAGTTAGTCAGCAAAAAGTCAATACCATCAGCATCATCTTTCAATTCGTTCCCACTAACCTTGATACCCTTAAAGCCCACTAAGATAGTTTTCGCATGACGAATTTCACTCTTAATGGCTTCTTGATTGCTTTTTACTTCGTTCTTTAAAGCACGATCAATATCGTCGAGTGCAGAATCACTTTTAAATGATCGAATTGTGATTTCAATTTCTTTGGCAATCTGACCATCTGGCAACTCAGGGTTAAATGATCTTGGTTTTAAAAGCTCATCACGACTAAATTTAGTAATATCCATTAATTTTCCCCTTCTTCTGCATATTCATCATTAACTTTTTGATTAAAAGTAATTGTTGTTTCGCATGTTTGGTATGCGCCAACATCTGCAGCGCGTGAAAGTGCAGTTACCGTGCCCAATGTGGTTTCAGTCAATAGCACCTTGTCGTTCAAATCACTAGAAACCATCTTGATATAATGCTTTCGTTTCCCGCTATGACTTGACTTGAGTACTCTATAAGCCCCTTTATCAGGCTCAAAGAACAACCCACCTGATAATGAGCCTGCATTACTTAAACCAAACTCAACGTCACGATTTTCAACAGTGCAAAGTGTTGAGACATCAATCTCCTCGCTTGAGCCAAAATCGATCGACATATTTGTTAAGTCACACGAAAGACCAACTAAATCGCTTTCCTGTGGCGCAGTAGATGGCATTTTGTCCATTGGCAATTTTGAGATAAAGATTTTAACTTTATCTGCTCTTACTTTTGACATATTTACTCCTAGTAAATTGTTTTAGAAAATTGAAAATAAATAGAGATGGCAGTCATATATTTGCCGCCTGATCGAATACTTGGTGACCTAGAGATGGGCTTATAAATCGCAGAAGTGTTATTAATTCTTCTACTTGATAAGCCATGCGAGAAGCCATCTATCAACTCATCTGTTTTTTTAGCCGACTCATTCTCATTTAAATAGAAATTAACTTGAAAAATATATTGATGATTTTCGCTTGAGAAAGTTTCATCGTGCGGTGAAATAGGCAAGATAAAGCATTCGAGATATTCACCTTTGTGGTCTGATTTCACATTCTCATAGCTAACACCTAGCCCATGCTTTTTAGCAAAATCACGAACATAAATCTCAAGTGATTTACGAGCCTCGCTTAAACTCATTTTTAACCTCTTCTAATGAAATTCTGGCATAGCCTTTTGGTGCTTGAATTGAAAAACCATTTTGAGTTTTGCCTGTTGGATTTTTGGGAGGATTGGGGTAAAGGCCGTATTCAACAATGTGAGCATATGCCGATGGGCTAAATACAACATAGTGAAAATCGCCCTTTTGAGATATTTTCCATGAAATCTCAAGCTCTCCACTATCAACAGGTACTTTCGCCTGAATTTTTGACAAAAGGCTGTTTGATGCTTTGTTTAAATCCCCCTCAATCTCAGCAAATATCTCTGCTTTTCGCTTAGTGATACGATCTTTAATACTCATATCTTTCTCACATGTGCTTTATACATCACAATAGTAGAAGCTGGCTTAATTGGATTTGGTGCAATGACTTGATATTTAACATCATTAACCGTGCAGATCGTACCAACTTCTAGTTCAAGCGATGCAGTTGCTAAAAGTGTTTGATCGCCCACTTCAATGAGATTATTTTGATTGCCAAAGCGCATATCAATATTAGTAACAACCACTTGTCCTTTTGTATGCTTTTCACTGTTCGTCATGCCAGTTTCAGGATCATATTCACCATCAATCTTAGTAACAGCAGTGCAAGCAACGCCAAACTCAGGCAGCAACTCATTGACGATATTTTGGATTTCTTCATAGTTCATCGCGACAATCTCACGAATAGTGATGATGATTCAACTTCAATAAGGCCGCCCAGCATATTTTTAATGCGATTTGACGAATTTTGATATGCCGAATCATCATCTTTATACTCAATCTGAATAACATCGATTTTGACGCTATTCTGAGTGCGTGAACGAGAGATAATTAATTCATTACTTGCAGCAACTTCACAAATGGCATTCATCAGCTTAATTGGCGCCTCAACTTCGCCATTTCTGATCTTTTCATTTAGATCATCGACAAAATCAAAGTTTTCATCAATGAAATCAGAAGCCGAAACTAACCGCTTTTCCTTTTGATCATCTGTGAGAATCGCCCATCTCTCCGCACTTGTTCGCTTTGAGTGATAATCATCAGCATATTGAAGCGTGACATAACTATCCATAATTCACTCCAATAAAAAAGGACTTATTCGCCCTCTTTTTGTTCTTGGTTGTCGACATTATCTTGATTATCAGAGTTATCGACATGATCAACAGTAGCAATGCCATTTACTGTATCAATTAAAGCATTGTAAGCCTTGGTAATATCAGCAGCTTTTGCGCCATTTTCAAGTTTCGGTAATTGCTTGATGCGTTGAATTACTGCATCGTTATCAGCAATACCATTTTCAATTCGATTTAAATCGCTCGCACCAGGATGGCTGTCGGTTGGAATCCATTGACGTTTTTCAAACATATTATTTTCTCCATAGAAAAGGCGGTTATTACACCGCCATTAATGATTAATCACCGACTTGACCACCAGGGCCATTAGAACCCGTTGATGTAAGATCAATAAGAACACCAGCAGTAAGCTTGTTGCTCTTAGCGTGTTTTTCCCAACTTGTCTTAGCTTTAAGCTTTTCAATATCAGGATTTTCACCTTCTGACATCTTGTAAGAATAGCCAAGCAAATCAAGGTTGAATGTACCTTCTGCACGCGCACCGATTGCCATGTTTTCTTCATCGTTAATATCCCAGATTCGGAATCCTGGCATTTGTGATTCAGTGATTTTCAATGCACCTGCTTGGAGCCCAAAAGAGACATCTTGGCTGATCATGTCGGTGACTAAAACAGGACGGCCCATTGTGCCTGGCAATCCACCATAAACAATAATCTCACCTTCAGAGTAAATCTGATTAGTCAGAGCTTCATCAACAATGTCAAAATATGTATCAGAGTTCATTACCCACAATGCAACGCGATTAAACTTATCCCCATATGTTCGCATTGCACGTGTGAGGGCTTTACGGCCATCCACAGCAATATTGCCTTGAACATTCATCGCAGGATTACTTAGAATCGCCCCTGTTAATGCACCAACACCATAAAGTAAATGGCCTGCTGATGTTGCATCTGCTAAATCTTGACCAATAACATAGGCAAACTCTTCAGGGCTTCGAGCTCTACGCTTGAATGCTTCTTCTGTTGAAGCATATGGACCATATTTATATGGAACTTTAACACCAACTTGTTCACCCATGCCAATAATATCAGGTGTTACTTTTGCCGTTGAATTCACATCGCGATGAACAATCTCGCCGCCTAATTTATAAAAGGATGATTGTGCAAAATTACCTGGAATAATCTTGCTTTCCAATACAATTGCACCATTAGACATGCTATTAAAAACGTCAATATTATCTTGTCGACGTTCTAAAAATGCAGTCTGTGCTGTTTGGTTATAAATAACCATATCTTTATTTACAGTTGTTCCCATTGTTTTCACCTATTTTGGAAGTTTTAAGAAATTTTCTTGTCCATGTTTTTGAATGTATGTAGCTTTTTCTGATGGGCTCATTTCAGATCGTTTAATACCTGATGGTGCATTACCTGAGTTACTAGTGCCACCACCTTTATTGCCACTACCTTTTAAAATTGTGTCTTTGTGTTGATATGCATTAACAAACTTCGCTAATGCCTCATCAAAAGATGCTGGTTCACCAGGATTAGAATCAGAATAAATAATGCTTTCTAGATTATTTGTGTCATGCAATGCAATAACGCGATTATTTGCATCGACAGTGAAGTGCTTACCAAAGAACTCACGTGCCATATCACTTGGAATATTCAATTTATCTGCAATGAATTTTGATTCACCAAATGATTGCCCGATGATGTAGGATTGCATTTGTTGTTTATATTGTTCAGCTCTTGAAGTCGCTTCACTTAACTGAACATCATGTACACGTCTCATTTCTGCTTTGATTTCTTCAACCTTGCCAGCATCAATCAAATCTTTTTCACTGAATGATTTGACCTTTTCCATTGCTTCACGCGCCTTAACTGGGTCAATACCATCAAATGCCTGCAACTGTTCTTTGTATCCATTGCCTTTTTGGCGATGGCCAATTGCTTCAGCTTTCAAAGATTCAATGTATTGCTTGTTTGATTCCAAAGAGAAAGCCTCTTCTTTGCCATCTGCTGTGATCACCACAGGATTGCCATCAACTACAACTAAATTGCCATTTTCATCTGTTTTCCACATATTTTATTTCCTTGGCTTCTCGCCTAATTATTTGAGCATCACGCTCGATTAATAAATTTTGAGTAACAAAAAAGCCCCTTTCGGAGCTGTTATTTTCTAATGTGAGGAATATGCTGCGGCTCTAGCCGATATTTACCACAGGGCAAATCACCATCTTCGTCAATGAACATAAACTCGACTGTTGCAGCTACAAATTTTCCTGTTTTTTCAAACTCAACCGCACCAATCATTTCGTATTTGTTACCGTGCTGATCTGTGATATCGAATATTTGATGTTCATTGATTTCGCACTTAATAATTTTTAACTCAATCTTCTCTTTGCTCATAGGTCATAAATCCCTTGTAATTGCTTCAATGTTAGTGGCCGATCACTCTGATCAAGCATCTGCTCAATCATTAATTTTCCTTCTCTGAACCACTTGGCTCGTTGAATGCCTAATACTCGATCTTGATAATTGATCGGCTGAGATTTAAGCCAATTAGAATAATCCACATTGTCATTCACTTGCCCAAATTGACTTGATCGTGTAGAAGCAACTGAATTTTTCAATATCATTCTGATGATTGATCTGCATCGATAATGCAGTGGTGGCTTTCTATATTGCATTTTGTGGCCAATTGGCTTGTTATCCAAAGTCCACTTTTTCAGATCACGAGCCTTGCATACATCTGTCGTTCTACTATCAAGTGTGGATAGATGCTGTTTTGCTTCTACTAAATCAGAATTATATTCAATTAGTTTTTCTTGGGCATCATTTGCAATCGCCGCATTGGCTGTTCTCACTAATGTATCAGCGTGAACCTTACTGATTCTGATTTGATTTCTTATATCTTTTGAAATGTTATATTGCGAATCACCAATAACATTGCCATTTCTGATAATAGTTTCAATCTTGAACTGTAGATCGCTCAATTGCTTTTCCCACCAATCACGGATATCTCGACCATCAAACAATGGTGCGTATTTAATGGATTCTAGCTTGTAATTCGGCATTGAGCTAAATGCTTTATAGCCAAGCCATGAGTTGTAAATATTGGCTTCAATCTTATGAGATGCAACATAGAATTGCTGATTCGTATCATTCAAATACGCGATGATTCGTTCATATTCATCTGTGATAATGCCTTTGATATCACGTACAAGAAGATCAAGATCTCGTTTAGTGATATTAGCAATATCATCACTGATAATACGGGCAATAAGGTCTTTCTGAGTATTATCAAGATGCTTAAATACGATTGATCGCACATAAGCATCATAACGAAAAATATTGATCTTATATTCACATAAAGCAACCGTTAAATCGTTGTAGCTGATTGTTGTCATTCATTAACCTCAATGCTCCCAATTCTTTCAATACCAACCAGATCTTGCTCTTCCTCATAAGTACGAGTATCAGCAATGCCACCACGAGCAACCAACGTATCAAATACTGTGCGTTTTGAAATAACACCATGTGTTAATGATTGCAGTAAATCTGATGTAGTGACATCACTATCAACCGTATATTTGAGATTATCTGTAATATCAATAGAGCCTGCATCTTCTAAACCTAGCCACAAACCAAATTTATAGATCACATCATTGATAAAGTCATTAAGCATCATTCCATACAACATCAATTCACTGACTTCTTTCGTACTTTCTGATTTTGCCTGAGTATCAGTCAAGGCCATTTTGGTTCGCATGAGAAGCTTGGATCCTGCAACAGCCATTTGCTCTTCAAGTTTATTCAAAGAGTTTTGACCTGCTTCAATCGCCGCACCTGAGTGTTCAATATATGAAGCATCACCATCAGCTGGCAACTGAATCGCCCCCTGAATTAGCAACTCTTCGTCTTTACCAATATTAGTGCCTTTCAGCTTTAAGATTGGCATTCTTGCCTTTCCTAAAATATTGTCTTGCTCTGATTGTGACTGCCAATGCTTGATATTCAGATCAGCCAAATTAGCCAAGGGAGGTTTTTTCGCAAGCTTTAATTCAGAGGCCATGACATATGGGTAATCTTTGCCACCAACTTTGATCTCAACATCATCATGTAATGACCAAGCTTCATTATCTCCACTTTTTCTATAGAATCGTGTTCGCCCAGGTGTCATTAATACAATTTCATCAAGATATTTAATCTCAAATTCATCTGTATTAGCTTCATCAATCACGCTGTGTATGTATTTAAGTAGTGTGATTCCGCCCTGATCTTTACGCACATCCATCACTTGATCAGCGCCNNTTAGCTTCATCAATCACGCTGTGTATGTATTTAAGTAGTGTGATTCCGCCCTGATCTTTACGCACATCCATCACTTGATCAGCGCCAATCTTAAAAGCATAAGGCCTTGCGCCGTTTTCTTTTTCTTCCTGCAGTGACTTCGCTTGCTCTACAGAAGAATAATCAATAACAATGTATGATCTAGCATACGCCAAAGCTTCAAAGAAAATAGATTCAAATACACCATTCATACTTTTATTTGAGCCGTTAAAATCTTCTTTATAGGCGCTGACTTTTTCATTCAAATCATCAACAACTAATGCTTTATAAAATACACGACCACCCATAGATTTTACTGTATCTTCAAAATATGGCGTTAATGTTGCAACACTTAAGCGGCGATTATAATCATCTGCCGTTTCAGCCTTGAACTTAGGTAAATAAGATTCACGAGCACTTCTCATGGCACTTGTTCCGCCAAGTAGAGCCATAATAGGCTCTATCATGGTACGGAATTCGGCAATGTCATTTGAAATTGTATCTACTTTCATTTTAATTCCTAGAATGGCAGATCAACACGTTTAGCTGTTCGATCTTTCATATTATTAGCAACTGCAAAGTATCTAAAAGCATCAGCAGCGTGAGATGCTTCATTGTGAAGCGGCTTATCTCGCCACACTCCATTTTTATCATCCCAAGCCTTTCTATAAGCTTCTAAATGCACAAGGCCTTTGCCGCATTGATATTCATCAAACGCGCATAATGGAAGAATTTCACGAACCAACTCAATACCACCATCAACGGATTGACGAGGTACTACTTCAAAGTTAATTGAATAATTTTGCCCATCAATCATATATCCTTCTCGCGCTAATTCTTGACGGCTTTTCGCATCACTGCCAATCTCTCTGTTTTGAATATCATGCGGCGCATAATGAGATTCATAGTTATAGCCACGATCTTTTAGCACTTTAAAATAATGCCTTAAGCCTTCACCTGAATTCTCATAAAAATCTATGACGTGATATTCTTCACCAACTTTTCGCACAAACCATATTGATGTGCTATCACCAACACCCAAATCCCAATAAGTGAAAACAGGCAAATGAGAATTATCAGGTAACTTGCCAATTCTGTTTTTAGTTCTTAATTGCCTAAACTGTTCAGCGTAATAAGCACCCTCAATCGCTTGATCGAATGCTTCTTTTGGAGTGCTTGGATATTCACGCTTCATCTCGTCTTTAAGCGTACTTGCTTTTGCTTGATACCAAAGCTTTTGCCCTAAACTAAACTCTTGGTTTAATTCATGCGCCAACTTATCAAAGTATTCATCTGTGCCTTGCGTGATCTGGTCTTTATTGCCATTCAATACATATTCTGGATTACTAAACCAATCATAAAAAAAGAACTTCCAATCTAAATCACCCAAATTACTTTGATCTAGTTTTTGTGATTCTTGGCAATACTCATAGAAATACCCCGCTTTTCCTTCCGCAGTTGATTCTAATGTGATGATTCCATCTTTAGAAACAGCCTCAAAAGCACCAGTTACAATCTCTTTGGATTTATCGGGATACTTAGCACATATCTTTCCAAATTCCGAAATATGAAGCTCATTAAGCGTTCCACCACGAGCCGAAGTACCCACGAATATGTAACCGCCTTTATCGAATACCAATTCGCCAGCACGATCATTTGATGCTGGATTGCTTAGTCTTAATGAATTAGGCAGGCGATCATAAGCAAACTTTACTTTTTCCCTGAATAACTTATTAGCATCATCCAAGTTATGCGCGATCATCCCACATGCTGCACGCTCAAAAAATGCACTATCTAACTGCATGATTGCTTTTAATGTTGTAAAGCCTAATTGCCTCGCTTTTAATATGATGTTTCGAGAATGCTCACGGTTAAAGTAATCATCTTGCTCATTGTTAAAATTGAACGTAATTACCTGTCTACGTTTATTTGTAATTTTGTATAAATTATTAAGCCGCCATCTTTTACTCTTTAGATTCTCGACTGTTATTTCGTGCTTCATTTCCAATCTCATCTATCAAGTCAGAAAGCGGATTAACTGACATTTTAATGTCTTGCTTATCTGAATAACCATGATTAGCCAATGCAAGCTTTGCGATAGTAGGGTTAAATTTACCAATCAATCCATTATTAAGTATCAAAACTTCCTGTACGGCCTTTAGCTTCTCTAACGTGCCCGAAAACTCATGATTTTTAGATTTCTCCCATTCTTGAACTGTTGACCTAGCAAGCCCTAAATAAAGAGCTAAACCGCTAACTGTCGGGATGTTTTCAGTGGGATTAATTTTGCTATCTTGCAAATTATTTCTTTCTTCTTCTGATAACTGAAAGAACCAAATATATTCCTCTGCCTTATCAAGCACCGATCGATCATATACTGTTGGACGACCGCCTTTGTTTTTAGCCGCCATAGTGACTTTCCTTTAGGTAATAAAAAACCCCAATTAAGGGGCTAGCAAGCTATATTGTTAGCTCGTCTTATGGTATTAGTCTGATGCAATAATTTGATTAATATAGTCAGTTAACTTATGAGAGAATATTGAAACATAAGATGTATCGCTTTTTATACTATCCAACCAAACCATCCTTTTACTGTATAGGCTTGTATTGAGTTTTCTTCCAAACTTTTTATGTATCCCTCTCAAATACCTTTTAACATCATGTTCAGCATTATCATAATCTAATAGCTTTTCAAATCCTATACCTTCTACTTTGCCATATAGTTCTACAACATAAATTTTCTGGACTGTTTCATTACCACTATCCTCATAAATAGTCATATCCTCATTAAATATTAAAGAGCTATACTTTCCTTTATCTATTAGAGGACAGCCGATTCTATACCTACCTATATTTTCATAAGGCTGATCACATGCAAATGAAACGGATAAAAACAAAATGAAACCAATTAAAATCTTCATGATGTACCTATAGTTATTATTAGATGATGCAATTATATAGGTGTTTTATGTTATTTACTTAACTGCCTTAATTGTTGTTTGATCTCACCATTGTCACGCTCTAATGTTCCAACTCTTTTGGATAACTCCTTAACTTCATCTTGAAGTGAGCGTTGCGCCATTTCATATGATTCAAGCTTTACCACCACAACAGCAACTTGCTTTGACATAGCAACTATCTCACGCTGTGTTTCTTCTTGTCGTCTATTTGTATCTGCCTGTGAATTCAGGACAATCCCAGCCAAGATACTTGCCATGGCTGTAAACGCCCAAAATTGATATTTTTCAAATGTAGTTTTTAAATGATCTGCCATTAGCGGCTTCCTTATCTATGCCGCTCGGGCGTTTACAATCTCTATCGTATTTAATGATGTGCGATAGAATCCATTCTTTTGTGCCTGATGTTAGCTGGTCCTGTCTGCTGATAGAACCACGCTTCCACCCTGCACAATTAATTGCCTGGTAATCAATCTCTGTATGCTTTGTTTTGTTCGAGCAGGCGATCAACATCAGACTCACTGCTAACACTAATATGATCTTGAACATCTTTAGATTCCTGCTCTTTTTGATTGATGAATGAAAGCTCTTCATTCTTGCTTTTGTGTTGTTTGATTTCGTCTTGTTGTTTTTCAATCTTTCTATCCTTACTTTTCAGCAGGACATAAAAAAGGGCGGTTAAAACGCCCCATGCTATTAATAGATATGTTTTGATCTTATTCATACATCCTTTTATTCGCTACCCTATTCCAATTTAGAGCTATTTTTATGACCTGGGCACTCAAATGGAATACCATTAAATACAAAAACTTTACTGTCTTTGTCATTATGACTATCTGAATAAATCACCCACAACGAAGAAATTAAGCTTTGTTGCTCTTCAAAATTTTTAGGGAAATACGGTGATGTTTCATCTATAGATAACATCCCTTTATTACGAGGGATTATGTTTTTTTTATTACCTTTTATTACTTCTCGAACCGTTACATCCACCTTTGCTGAAAAATTCAAGGACTTTTCTATAAAATTATCCTTATACTCACCATTGGATATTCCATCAATTATTACAATATATTGTTCTTTTATTCTACCATCTCCCATGCATACAGTGGCATAGGCAGTAGTAACAATGGATTGTGTGATCAATAAGACTGCTAAAATTTTTATTTTTTTCATTAATCTCTCAACGTACATTACTAGGAGGAATCAACAATATAATACTATTAACCCATATGTTGTTATTTTTTAAGCTGTTTCAATGCAACAAAGCCTTTAGATGTTGCCGTCAATGTCGCCATGCCTGCAATAATGAAAGCTAATTCACTTGGCACAGTTAGATCAAACAGCATCGCAACAAAGAAGCCAATGCACAACGTAATAGCACTCATCATCTGTATAGTGTTGGTTGTGCTCAATCGCCCATTGTCATTTGTGAATAGTTCTTTTAACTGCATTGCGATACCTTTTGTTTGTGCTTCTTAAATGGTCAACATTATTAATAGGCATTTGATTTTGACTAGATAAAGATTGCAATGAAACATGATGTTCAGCCAATACTGCAAACTCACTCTTTTCTCTATGCCGTTCTACACATTCAACAAATCGCCCAATAAACACCAAAGCATGAGATCCAATGATCACTATCTTCTTATCCATACACCACCAGTTATTAAATATTACTTAACAACTCAGCCCAATACTCTTTTCAAAGTATTGAGTGAATCGTCAATCTCACCAAATATTATTTAAATCAAGACAATTTTCTTACGCATACCAACCTCCACAATTGTCGTTATTTAAACGCAAATAACAGCATGTATCTCGTTTGTCTGTACTACATAGAAACTCAGCCTAGCACCCTGCCAAGATGCTAGATCAATCTCTTTAACTTGCACTTTTGCGATGCTACCGCTTACCTTTTACCGTCGCCACTTTTCTTTCTGGTCATTTAGCCATCTTTCGTAATCATAATATTCATCGTTTTTAATGAACTTTAAATATTGAATACAGCGCATGAGAAGAAACGGAACAAGGATCATTGCCAATGTTGCATATCCAAGTGCAATCATTAGTAAAACAATCTTCATTATTTCCATATTCATTCCCTGATCTAAGAAACGCCCGTACCTTTCCAGCGAGCTTTATTTGCACGAACATCGATGTGAGTAAATGTTCTGTATTTACCTACACCATATTTGGTTGTGTATTTTTCATTTAAATACGCATAAACATCGTTTGGGCTAACACCTGCAATGCGAATATCTGCAGCTGTACCAAGTAAATGCTGTGATGCTTTTGCACCACCAACTTTCTTGTTATGAGCTTCACAACGTAATCCACTATTAATCACAACAGGCTTGCCAAAGTGAGTTCGCACATCTTCAAGCACTTCGATTAATTCAGGATTAACATCACCGTCATTCAGCCCAAGACCACAGCCACACTTACATGCAAATTCTTTCTTTTTAAAGTGTTTACTTAGCATTTTATTGCTCCCACAAAAAAGCCCCAATTAAGGGGCTGTTTATCAATTCGTTTGTTATAGCGTACAAGCACCACCTGCACAGCCTGTATCTTCTACTTCTTCGTGATCGTGTTTTTCTACTGGTGCGAGCTCTACTCTTGATGCTGCACACAATACACAATCATCGCCACTTTGTTCATTAAAGAAGCCAATATTTAATTCTTTACCGCATGTATTACATTTTTTCATGATCAATTGCCTCACGTTTAAAGTGAGTTATTTTACTCTTAATGTTAATGAGCAACTTAGTAAAATCAGACATAAAAAACCCCGCTTAGAGGGACTAAAAGTATCAAAGCAGGGTCTACCAAAGCGAGCTAATTACTTAGCGACTAATTTATATAAAATTACTTTAAAAATGTCAACATTACACTTAATGACAAAATACTATCTGAGCTAGCTGTATTTATTTTAAACATAAAAAAACCCCAACTGAATGGGGTAGCAATACCACTAAATTGTAATTATCCACTTAGACTTCTCTAAGCCCACATAGATTAAACTATTACAACTAAAATTAACAACCAAACATAAAACTATATGATTGCCATCAGTATATATAAAAATACACTGAATAATTTACTCAGAAATTAAATATCTTTACTATAATAGATGGCTTATAACAAAAGACCCCATATTTCTATGAGGTCTTTTGCACATCAAACTAACAGCATCTCCAAGTTCAATATCTACTATATTAATCACTCCGTCAACAAAAATACTTATAAAATAAATTAATGACTTATTTTAATACAGCAAATAGATATTAAATGCAGAAGACCACTAAATAGTCTTTCAAATTCAGTTGCAAGCTATTGGATAACACGAATATTTACTTGCATTCTGTCGCTCAGAAATCGAACCCTTTACCAGAGGGCTTTGTAATGGCTTTCGCTAGACACAACAACCACTACAAAGATAATGTATCAAAAATTTCCCCTTAAAGTGGGGAACTATTCCCCTATTTTCATATTAAATTATTAATTGACTAAAAAATATGCAAATCTATTACGTGCATTCTCAAATTGCTTGGCTGAATAGCCTTTTTCCTTAATAACATCTGCAATTCTTTCATTGTCTTTTCTAGCCAAATAAACCTCATTTAGAAGAAAAACATATTGCTTATGGGTTTTATTAATCTTTTTCATTTCATCCAAAGCACGAATAGCCTTTGCAACCACTTCGGGAATCTCACAACCAATTGGAATATTACTACCTGCAGGCATTCTATCACCATCTTTGATATTGCATGATGAATCACCATATCCGACTGATTCAAGCAACCAACGCGCACGGAACTCTAAAGCATGATCAGCGTATCTCAACTGTTCTTTAGTGATCCTCTGTTTTAATTCACGTTCTGCAAATTGCTTTTTATGAACATCATGCTCAGGCATTTTAAAGCCTTTAAGAACTCCATCTTCAATGATTAAACCAAAACTCATGCTACCTCCACAAATTCAATTTCTACGCCTTGCTTATCTTTCTTAACCACTTCAAACGAATGATTGATGCTGACAATATGATTTAGATTATCGTTCACTAACATGCCATTTTCTTGCATACAATCTAGGATTGCTTTCAATAACAGATTATCTAAATCTCTATTTTTACTTGGCACAAGCCAAAGAGCATTGATGTGATATTTACCACTCAATACACCTTTGACTTGTGGCTTGATCTGAAAATATAAATCACGCATGAGTTTCTTTTTCTTGGATGCACTGCCATACTTGCTAGCCCTAGCTTGGCGCACTACTTCATTCAAATTGAAGTCTAAAATCTCATGGTTAATTTTGATTTTCATTATCTTGAAATCCCATATTCCTTGATTTTTTTATTCATTGTTTTTCTGTCAATATCAAGATCAGCTGATGCCTGCGCTTTATTCCAATTAGTTTTAAGCAACTGGCTTCTGATAGCTTCCTTTTCAATGACCTCTACAATCTCTTTTAGCGTCATGCCTTCAAAGTTAATCACCATCCCTCCCTCCTTTTATTGCCCTCAATGCCGTACAGCTTCATGCGATCAATTACCTTTGATCTTGAAATCCCAAGATACTTAGCCATTGCCGATTGATTGCCTTTGCATTTACGGCATGCGATTAGAAATAGATCTTTCTCAACTTTTCTCATTACTTTTGAGTGAACGAATGCTTCAGGTAATAATTCTTCTTTAATCTCTACCATTTTACCGCCCCCATTCTTACTACATTGAGTTGAGTTCTGATCATGCCTTCATACTTCATATTGTCGATCTCTTCTCTTGAGAATTGAGATTTAACACGACCATCTATTACGTCATGGCAATTTGAACAGCACCAGGTGCCAATCAGATCAATTGTTTTCTGTCCCATTCCTGCACTGCCTTTAATTGGCACATGTGCAAGTACAGTTGTTTCATTATTGAAGTTGCATACATTGGGAATGCGAACCTGACATTCTTTCCCATGAGCTAGTTTTCTAAGATTTGCCATTTTCACCACCGAAATAAACATTTGCTTTAACTCTATTTAGCTCATGAACAAGCCGGTCCTTTGCTTTATGATTTTTCATATCCTTTGATTTTAGAAATCGTTCTTGTAGATCAACCCACCAATTAAAATGATGAATGCCACCAAATGATCTTTTCTGACCGTTATATACGATATTGATAATTCCCTTAGCCATTAGTACAAGTCCTCTGGTTTTAGTTCTCTAGCCAAATATTCATCACGAATATCAATTGCAGCATTAGCAGCCTCTCCAAATTCATGGGAATCAATCCCTTTATCATGAAAATTTGGTATTGCATCAAATACTTTTCTAATTGCTTCTATTTGATTTTCTTCAACAGCAATCTTCATAGCCTCTTTAGCATCTACAAAGCGGTTTTTGGATGTAATAAAGCCTTCTTTTTCATCCTTTGACGACCCCGTCACGCAAAGATATTCATACGCAAAAGACGATCTAATCTCGTCATAACTACATCCATTCAACTCTGTTTTATCTCCAAAGCCATCATGCTCACAAATGTATGGTCGGAATTGAATCGCAGCACACACAATCTTTTCTTGCTTATCCATTATTCAATCCTCCAAAAAATGCATTGTCTTCATCAAAATTGCATCAACTACATTCTTTGAGCTGGTATTTATCTTTCTTTGAGAGTAATCATTAAAACCATCTATTTTGCCTTGCTCTAATAGCGTTATTGCTATATTGATATGATTTGTTAAGTATGTTCGCAAGAACACAAGGCGCTCAATTTCATTGGCAACATAGCCACAATGATCACAATAAATTGCTGTCAACGCTTCTGGATGATGTAGCCTGCCAATAAATATATGCTCGCAATCCCTTTTGAATTGAATCACATTGCTAATTTCCTTATCAGCCACTAAAACCTCCCCATATCCAAGCCCATCATTGACGGATCAGTTAAACAATATTGATATTCGCCTTGTTGCATTGCTGTTAATGCCTGTGCAAATTCTTTTACTTTCAACATACTTGTTGATGAAATAGCGCTCGCACCAAGAGCCTTGCAAACGTATTCATAGTCACGTAATTTTTCGATTTCTTTAATTAGCAAATACTGATCTCTGACTTCTTCATCTTCACTTGAAGCCATTACAGGCAAGAAATATGCATACTTACAGCGACCAGATTCAAACTCTAAGCCGTGGTTTGTCATGTTATGAATGTCTTTAAACCATTGATGCATTAAGCGATTCTGAGCTTTTGAACGATCTTCTTTTTTTTCAGAGATAGAAACTAAAGGCGTGATTCCTTTTGCCATGACTGCGCGAATCTCAGTGATGGCATTTTGTAGAATGTTGTTATTGATGATGTAGAACTTAGTCATGCAAATAACCTCTCTTGTTGTGTCATTTGTTCAATTCGACACTTGGCTTTTTCAAACATAACTGGATCAATTTCAATACCTGTATAATCGATTCCAAGATTTGCAGCAGCAATAGCACTTGAACCACTTCCCATGTGAGTATCTAAAATACTTTGACCGCTTTCGGCATAATTCATCATCAACCATTCATAAAGTGCGATTGGCTTCTGAGTTGGATGTATTTTTTCTTCTTTACGCCAATCCATTCTCTCTTGGCGCATTCCATCCCACGTATATCGAAAAATTCTAACTGCATCGATCATGCTGCACGATGCAATTTCAGCATTACTAAATGTAGATTGATCATTCTTTTTATCCCAAATCAATCGCCCACCTTTCGCCAATCCTGCAAAATCAAAATAGTTAATACCCCAAATGATTTGATGTTTCGATACTCGAGCCAGTTCAGCAAAATATTCAAAGCTTGGCACTTGCCAATACTTATAATCAAAATCTGTATTATTTCTTTCAACACCAGTTGTTGAAATCTTTGCGCCTGGTGTAATCATTCTTTTTGAGTCGTGAAAATAAGGTGGATCTACAATTGCCAAATCAAATTGGCCATCTTTAAATTCACGCATTGTTTCCATGCAATCAGCATTAATTAACTTAGTCATCGCGACCTCGCTCTTGCTCTACTGTTGCGCCTTTTAATTCTAATATTGTATGAATGATTACATGATAGTTTTCATCTCTATACACGATAGATAAATTTGAATACTCAACACCATATCTACACAACTCTTTAACTTTTATGATATTTCCATTCGCTAATGTAATTGTCGAATCAACTTTGATGCGCTTAATATCTTCTTCACATTCGATCACAAAGGTTTCTTTGTAGAGGGATTGGATAAACTCAATGCCTTCGTCAATATCCGCAATTGTAAAAACTTCTTCACTTTTATCATGCAGTTTAATGCTGACCGCACAAATAGTAATTCCTACACTGAATATTGCTCTATCTTTAAATGCTTTAGTCGCTACATCAATCAGATCATCAAACGTATATTGCTGTGATTGCTCTTTCTTTTTGAAGTATTTGAGTGAATCCAAAGGAATTTGAAGGCCTGATCTAGTCAAGCTCACACCATTTTTTGTGATCTCAAAAACAACAATAGGGCCTTTTAGTATTTGCTTGCGAATACGGCCATAGCCATTATCTTGGTTAACATAACCATCACGATCAATACACTCCAACTTATCACCAGCTTTCACATCTTCAATTTTTAACATTCTGTACCTCTCAAAATCTCGCCGCATATTGCACACTGTAATCGCCCATCTTTAAACGCTTGCTCTTCCTCTGCATCAAGAAAAATCATTGTTCCGCATTTACACTTATGCGATTTAGCATCTGAAAACATGAGGGCTAATGTTCTTTTCAGTCTTTCTTGTCGTTCTTCTTGCGATTCTAAAACACTCATCACGCCACACCTTCAGCAGTTAAACATTCAATAATCCAAGCCTCGCCAGTTAGCGTAAACATTGGCTGTGCATAGCCCAATTCTGTTTGACGCATAACGCCATAGCTTTTATCTACAAACCACTGTTGGAACGCACGACCACGCTTGATCGTATTGTTGTAAACTTTCATTTCATCCAAGTAGCGATTCATCTTGACTGCTGACATCTTTAATTTTTGAGCCACTTGAGTTGCATTGAGCAAGTTTTCACGCTCAACAACTTTGTCGAAGTAATTCACTTTTGGAGCTTGTTGCTCCAATTGCTTTGCTTGGTCTGCTGCTAATTGAAGAGCATCAGCAAAATTAGTTGGGATTTGTGGAACTGCTGATTTTGCAATTTCTTCGCACTTGATAAAATATTGACGCGCTTGCTTGCCTTTTTCATTGCGCTCAACCATAGACAATTCTTTAGCCATATCCACTGAGATGTGATACTCAATAACAGTTGCATTGTTCGCTTCCATTTTTTTGTGGAAGCGGATAAAGTCTGCGCTCTCTTCAAAACCATAGGTTTCAATGCGTGATTTTATCCAGGTTGAATAATCCTGTTTGCTTTCTAAGAAAGCGTGTAATTCACGAGCATTTACAGTCTTAATGTCCTGGTTATTGATATTTGATAACTCGATTTTAATTAATTCCATGTTTAACCCTCCGCCAATTCATTAAATGCCGCCAAGCTAAATCCAACTTTTTCACCCTGAGGAAATTCATCAATTTCAACTAGAAAATCAGGTAATTCATTTCCCATTTCCAAATGTTTTTTAAGCTGATTGATTCCTGATCTAACCAATATTTCTGCCTGTTTGGTTGTTGCTGTTTTAATATCTGCACCTATCAAGCTCATGATGAATAAACATTCTCTTGTACGACTTAGCCCTTTACGCTCAAGTACCGATTCATTGCCCCAGTAGATGCAAGTTTCATAAATTTCATTGAAAGCAAGCGACCCACCTTCTGCATTTTTTCTGAACACTGGTACTGGTGACGGCCATTTATCTTCGCTGCGCTTTTCAGCCTCCAAGCCTCTTGCGATTTCTTGCATGCTTAGGGATAAAAGCATTTCAGCCCACTCACCATCGTAATTAGCATTTGCACCATATTGTGAACCCCATTTATGCCCCCAAATCTCAGCCATTTTTAACCAAAACCGATCAACGATTGCTTCTTGCTTCTTCGTCGAGCATTGCTTGATAGCTTGCTTCTGCTTTGGCTCTTGCCCTACCAACAAGCGAGTTGTCTGTGTGATTTGATTGATTGGTTGCATAAACTCCTCCTTGTGGTCGATCAACATATCTGCCACCCTCTAAAACTTTGATAAAATTATTAGGCTTAACGAACCATGTAAAATCCATTACCCAGCCTCTATCTCCGCCACCTTTTAGGAAATTGGATTGACTAGCCACTTCGATAGCTTCAATGATTAATTCAAGTGAATATTCCTTGATTCTTGCTTTAAGTAACTTTTCTCTCTCTCCACCAATTGCTCTAATTTTTGTAAATCCTGAATCATTCCACTTGTCGATAATTTGTTGATATGGATTTGGCTTAATTTCTGAATCATTAAAATCATCTGCCTTACCACCACTACTACTAATAGATTCAATGGGAGGTTCAGTTGGTAGATTCTGTACCCCAATTTCGGGTGAGCTATCCACCCCAATTTCGGGTGAGCTACCTACCCCATTTTCGGGTTCGCTTATAGCAACCCCAATTTTGGTAGAGCTACCGTTTTTGGGTGAGCTTGTTTTAACCTCTTTAATCTCAATATTTAATTGAAATACGCGGACTGAATTTGTAGGACCTTTACGTTTACCAGTATCTTTAATCAACCCCATTTCAATTAATTTCAAAATACCTGTTTGAACAGTTTTAATATTCAATCCAGTATCTTTCTCTAAGCGTGAATTGCTTGGATAGCATGAGTGATATTCATCTGCTCTATCAGCCATTGATAAAAGTATTAATTTCAGTGTTGCTGGCTTGATATCTAAATCCCAAGCCCAATTAGTGGCTAACCTACTCATTGAACCTCCAACGAATAAATCTTGTATGGCTTGCCTGTACGCTGATTAGTCGCCCAGCGTTTAGCAAGTGGATAAATAGTGCCAATCTCACTTAATCGTGCTGTAGCGCCATTTGTGTGATATTTGAGATTAATTCCACGCACAGTTACAGAGCGACCATTTTTCAGATCACTGATGATGTGATCACGTACTGATTTTGGAGTCATGATTAGCTCTCCTGTGGTTTCTGAAACCCGCCCAATCTAAATTTTGGAGATAGAGAGCTTTCAGCCAATGATATTTTCTTAAGATCTGATTTATCAAAAGCAAACTGTGGACATAATTTCTTTTTGCTAATATTCGTCTTAGCCTCAAGTATCACCGCCCAATCTGGACGAGCAACGCCTGTATTAAGCCATTTACTGATACAGCTTTGAGTTACCATGATTCCATGCTTGGATAACTCTTGGATTACTGCCTCTTGACCACCGATCAATTTAACAGCCTCTCTAAATGCATTCATAAAATATTATTCTCCAAACATATTTAATATTCTTTTAATTATATAGAAGAATTTATTTTACTCAACAAGAATATTCTATAAAGATTTGTTTAAATCTTTTTTATGCGTCATAATTATTCCATTTGGAATATAATATTATGGAAAGTAACAACGAATTAGGTAAAAGAATTAAAATGCGTCGCTTAGAACTAGGAATGAAACAAGATGACTTTGAGGAGTTTGGATTAAGTCAGGCCAGCATTTCTAAATTAGAAAGAGGCGAGTACAAGAAAACACCTCAGATTGCAGATTTAGCAAAAGCATTAAAAACTACAACTGAATGGTTAATGTATGGTGGTGATGTTGTACCAATTAATAAAAACTCACAAAGAGACCCTAGCGTTGAATATCATTCTGAAGTTTCATCATGGGACAAAAACACTCAGCTTCCTCAAGGTATGCGAGCAATCCCATACTATACAGAGACATGTGCTTCTGCTGGCAATGGGTGCGAGGCAATTGAAGATGACACAGAAGATAGAGTATGGCTGCATGATTCATTTTTTATAGCGAAAGGAATTAAACCTGAAGATGCATTTTGTATGCGCGTAAGAGGTGATAGCATGTACCCTATTTATATGAATGGCAGCACAATTGCTGTAGATAGAGGAGCTGTAAATATCATTGATGGTGATGCTTATGTAGTTAACTATAGTGGTGATGTATTTATTAAATATCTACGTAGAATTTCGCCTGACACCGTGCTATTAACATCAGAAAATTCAGCATATCCAGCATTGGAAGCAAAAACCAATGATCTAAAAATAATAGGAAGAGTTTGTCTATATATCTCAGAAAAATAAATTTGTGCACAATTTTGATTTTTACTGTAACACAATGTTTTTTATTGCAATAAATATCCAATAAACTACCGCAGATGCTTTAAAACCATATATTGTGCATCTTGA